TAATTGAGATGACGTTTGATAGGCCGCTCGGCAAAAATGAAAAGGCTTGGCTGGAAGGCCAAGACGTCTACATCGAGGACGATCAAGAAGCCAACAGGCATATAAATCTGCAGAAGATAATGCCCGTTGAATATGTAAAGACACAGCTCAATATCCTCGAGGATGTTGCAAACGATCTGCGCCGACAATCGGATGAACTGCGCAACAGGATAAAAGAGATGCGTAAGTTGATCAGCGAGGATGATTTCTGATGGCTGAGGAAGCCCCCAAAAAGCGCCCTGTGGGCCGTCCGAGCAAGTATAAGCCGGAGTTCTGCGAGCGCGTTCTTGAGATGGCTGCAGAAGGATGTAGCTGGGCAGAATATGCTGCAGAGTTCGGAATTGATCGAACGACGCTCTATGATTGGGCGGCTTCACATGAAGAATTTTCCACAGCTCTTACGCGAGCGAAAGCTCTCGAGCAGGCTTGGTGGGAGCGCGAGGCGCGGCTTGGTGTTAGAAGCAAAGAGTTCAACGCCAACCTTTGGGGCAAGTCCGTCGCCGCGAGATTCCGCGACGATTACACCGAGCGCAAGGTGACTGAGGTCACTGGCGCGGACGGTGGCGCGATCAAGACAGAAACAGTCGCCCGGATCGATACTAAGGCTCTCGACGCAGAACAGCGTGAAGCGCTGAAGGCGGCGCTCATGGCTGTGGCGGACGATAAATGAACGACAATGAAGGCGAGATCAGTGAAGAGCTGCGAGAGCTGGTTGAAGGCGTGAAAGACGTTATGGCTGTTTTGCAGAAGCAAGATGATGCGCATTTCGCTCTGCAGATCTTGGCTTCAGCCGCTTCGTGTATGTTGTGCTCGATGGTTACGCAAGAGAAAGACGTCAAAGAAGAATTTGAAATGTTCACCGAGGCGATAAATAGGTCGGTGATGCTCGCAAAGAAAAATAATATGACTGCGTGGATCGAAGGGACGCCGCATTGATCGTCGAATTATTCGGCAAAAAGATCGACGCTCGTAAAACGCTAATTGATATCAGCCGCGACGAGTGCGAAGAAAGTCTTGCAGAGTTTATTCGTCAGGCGTGGCACATCGTCGAGCCCGGCGCAGACTACATTCATAACTGGCACGTCGACATCATCTGCGAGCACCTCGAGGCCATCACATACGGCGTCGAGTTCGACGACGGAACGAAATACAATCGTCTGCTGATCAACGTGCCGCCGGGCATGATGAAGTCGCTCCTCACCAACGTCTTTTGGCCGTCATGGGAATGGGGGCCGAAGAACATGCCGCACCTGCGCTATCTCTGCGCGTCGCACTCGATGGATCTCGCCATCCGTGATTCGACAAAGATGCGCCGGCTGATCGAATCAGAATGGTATCAGGAGCGCTGGGGCGACCGCGTCCAAATCACCAAGGATCAAAACCAAAAGACGAAGTTCGAGCTTACGTCGACTGGCTTTCGTCAGGCCGTCGCCGCCGGCTCTATCACCGGCGCGCGCGGCGACCGAGTCATCATCGACGACCCGCACAGCGTTGAAGGCGCGAACTCTGACCAGCAACGCGCGAGCACGATTGAATGGTTTCTCGAGGCCGTCCCAACCCGTCTGAACAAGCCGCTCGAATCAGCCATCATCGTCATTATGCAGCGCCTGCACGAAGAGGACGTGTCAGGCGTCATCCTGAGCAAGGATCTCGGTTATGACCATATTATGCTTCCGATGCGCTACGACCCGGGGCGAGCACATGAGACATTGCTCGGAACTGAAGACCCCAGAACCGAAGAGGGACAGCTTCTTTTTCCGGCTCGTTTTCCCGAGATTGTGGTCGATAGGGATGAAAACTCTCTGGGTCCCTACGCCACAGCCGGGCAGTTCCAGCAAAGCCCCGAGCCGCGCGGCGGCGGCGTCATCAAGCGCGACTGGTGGATCCGCTGGGATCAGCCGTCATACCCGCCCTTTGACTACGTCATAGCCTCAATCGACACTGCCTATACAACCAAGGCCGAGAACGATCCGAGCGCCATGACCGTCTGGGGCGTCTGGAAGGGCGGCGACCAGACAGCCGTCGTCACCCGAGCTCTCGACAAAGACGGCCAGATGGCGATCTTGAATCGCCAATACAAGGAAGAGCACCCGAAATGCATGCTCATGTATGCATGGGCCGAGCGCCTCGAGCTGCACGAGCTGATCGACAAGGTGCAGGAGACGATGGACGCCTATGGCGTCGAGAAGCTTCTCATCGAAGGCAAGGCCAGCGGCCTTTCTGTCGCGCAGGAAATCCGCCGCGTCTATGGCTATGACGAGTTCGCCGTGCAGTTGATCGACCCGAAGGGTTTCGACAAGCTGGCCCGGCTTTATTCAATCCAGCATCTATTCGCCGAGGGCTTGATCTACGCGCCAGCCAATCGCCCGTGGGCTGAGATGGTCATCAACCAAGCGGCGCAGTTCCCGCGTGGCAAGCATGACGATCTGGTCGACACCACATCGATGGCGCTGAAACATTTGCGCGAGATCGGCATCCTTGTGCGCGGCGCAGAATGGACGTCCAGTCTCGACGAGAGTAGAATGCATGAAGGCGCTGGCCCGCAGCCGCTCTATCCCGTTTAATTGGAATCAAGATGATCTATGCAAATGCTGTCGTCGACGTGATCGACGAGCCGCCGGCCCACGGTCAGGGCCTTGGAAAATTCAGCGTCACTGTCTGGGGCAAGGAGCCCCACGATTATGTGCGCGTCTATGAGATCCAAGCCAAAGATGATAATATGGCTGCGCGCGAAGGCCTCGAGCGTTTCGTCGACGAAATTTCACGCCTCATCGATGAGGACAAGGAAGACTGATCATGCCATTGACGCCCGGGCTCACACCTTCACTCCGCCAGCAAGAAGGGGTGCCCACCGGCGGCCTCGGCGGCCTTGAAGACATCATGGTCGAGATCGAGCAGGGTCACGACAAGCCAGAGACCGACGACAAGGGTAACATTCTGCGCATCGAGCACGATGATGGCTCGGTGAGCGTTTCGCTAGATGGCAGTCCGGTCGAGCGCGCCGAAGGCGAAAATCCGCCCGGATGGTTCGACAATCTGGTCGACGACATCGACAACGGCGAGCTGTCGCGCATTGCCGAAGATCTTCTAAGCGGCATCGAGGACGATCTGACAAGCCGTCAGGATTGGATCGAAGACCGCGCGCAGGGCATTAAGCTGCTCGGCCTGAAGATTGAGATCCCGGGCCTGCAGGGCGCGTCTGACGGCGCTCCCGTCGAAGGCATGTCGAAGGTGCGCCACCCGCTTCTGCTTGAAGCGGTGCTGCGCTTTCAGGCAAATGCGCGCAGCGAGCTGTTGCCGACCGATGGTCCGGTGAAGGTGCGCAGCGAAGCTGATGGCACGACGATTGAAGAAGACGAGCGCGCCAATGCGCTCGAGTCAGATCTCAATCATTATCTGACAGCCGTCGCGAAGGAGTATTACCCTGACACGGATCGAATGCTTCTCATGCTGGGCTTTGGCGGAACGGCTTTCAAGAAAGTCTATTTCTGTCCGCTTAGAGGACGCCCGGTTTCCGAATCTGTTGATGCTGATGATCTCATCGTCAATAACGCGGCAACCGATCTCAGCACGGCTAAACGCATTACGCATCGCGTCAGCCTCAAGCCATCTACCGTCAAGCGACTTCAGATCCTTGGCGTTTATCGCGACGTTGATCTCGGAACGCCGAGCTTCGAAGAAGCCGACGCCGTAAAGCGCGAGAAGGCAGATCAGCAAGGCATTGCTGTCGAGGCGCGCAATCCTGATGACCGTGATCGCGAGATCTATGAGGTTTATTGCGAGTTAGACATTCGCGGCTTCGAACATAAATACAAAGGTAAGATAACGGGGCTCGAGATCCCGTATCGTGTAACAATCGACAAAAGCTCAAGGGAAATCCTCTCAATCGTGAGGAACTACGATGAGCCCACAGGTGAAGAGGGCGACGAGCTGCCAGAGGCTCGCGTCAATTTTGTCAAATATCAGTTTGTTCCCGGTATGGGTTTTTACGATATCGGTCTACTTCATATTCTGGGTAATACCACAAATGCGGTTACTGCCGCGTGGCGCGAAATGCTGGACGCCGGCATGTATGCGAACTTCCCCGGCTTCCTCATGGCGGACACAGGTGCGAGGCAGAACACAAATATATTCCGTGTGCCGCCCGGTGGTGGTGCGCTCGTAAAGACTGGCGGCATGCCGATCAATCAGGCTGTCATGCCGTTGCCCTACAAAGAGCCCGGCATGGCGCTGATGAACCTTGTGCAGAACATGGTTGAGACAGGGCAGCGCGTCGGCACGACAAGCGAGCTGCAGGTTGGTGAAGGCCGCGCAGATGCGCCTGTCGGCACAACGCTCGCGTTGATCGATCAGGCGACGAAGATCCTGAACGCCGTGCACAAGCGCATGCATGTTGCGCAGGCGCAGGAGTTCCAGCTTCTGGTGCGTTGCTTCCGCGAGCATCCTGAAAGCTTCTGGGGCAAGAACAGCAAGCCGACGCGCCGTTGGGATGAGCAGAAGTTTATTGAGGCGCTTGACGATTACGACATCGTCCCGCAGGCTGACCCGAACACCGCATCGCAGACGCAACGCCTGATGAAGGTGATGGGCTTGAAGCAATTGCAGGCTTCTAATCCCAGCATGTTTGACAGCGAAAAGATCGACATCGTTTGCATGAAGGCGATGGGATGGAGCAATCCTGAGCAGTTCATTGTGCCGCCTGAGAAGCGCAATCAAGTGCCGCCTGAAATGCAGAAGGTCATTGAGGAAATTAATATCCTCAAGCAGGAAGCCGACGCGAAGAGCTTGGTCGCCAATGCTTCCGTGCAGGAAGCGCAGGTCGAAGGCCAGACGAAGATGATGGACGCGCAGACGCGCCGTCTTCTTGCAGAGGCAAAGATGGCTGAAGCGCAGGCGAAGATGGGCGGCGATGGCGGCGAAGACTATCGCAGCGTAGATGCAGAAGCGAAGATGATGGATGCGGAGACGCGCCGTCAGGACGTCGAGCTCAAGGCCATGAAAATGGGTATCGACGTGCACAAGCTGCGCGAAGATTCAGAGCATCGAGAAGCGGATCGCATGATGGATGCGCATCATCGCCGCATGGATCGCGAGATAGATTCGTCGCATCGTGATGCGGATCGTCAAAGCCAGCAGGCATTAGAGCTTGCAAGAACATTGCAGCAGGGCGCGGGCCAGCAGGAGACTGAATAATGGGCAGCATCATTGATCGCGCTCTCGACATCATCAATGATCACCTAAAAGATCAGACGTCGTCGTTTCAGGTCAGCTCGCCAATGTCGATGGGCAAGGCGATGGCGCGAGGCGGTCACGTCCTCGAGGATGATTACCCGACGCATTATCTCCCGAACGTCGGTCGTCAGGTGATGGCTGTCGGCGGCATGCCCGAAGAGCCGATTGGCGGCGCATTAAACGTCGCACGTTCGATTCCTGAAGAAGGTGCTGCTATCCCCGGCCCGGTCGCCCCGAGGCCGCCTGTGAGCCCGTTTGAGGGCCGTGTGCAGTCTTCTAAGCTGGCTGAGACATTTGCGCGTGAAAATCTGCCGGGCACCATTGTTTCGCCGCGCCCCGGCAAAGGTTACGGCCCCGCCATCACACCGGAGCATGGCGTCAGATACGATGAGCCCGAATATACGGGCGTCGGCGAGCGTGGCGAAGAGCCTTCGTCGCACACAGAATTTTCTTATGCGACGCCAGATATTGGCGGCATGAAGTTGCCGCCGCCTGTTCAGCATCCTGTTCTCAATAATCCGCGCATGGATCGGCTAACCGATAGCACAGCCGCCATCATGAAAAGCAAAGGCTTCAAGGATCTCTTCCGCGACCATGTTGGCCTTGATCCTGCGAAGCTAAAAATCACGCCGACTGTCGGATCTTTCCGTGGCGAGCTGGAGCCGTCGTTCTATATCGATCATCCCGATATGCAGCCGGAACACGCACAGAAGATCGGCAACTTGCTGGGCTTTGGTTTCCAGCAGGATCAGACCGTCAGAACGTCGCACAACCCCAATATTCAGGAAGGCACCCTTGCCGCACTGGTCGGGCATGGACGCAAGCTTTCGTCCGAAGATATTGATAATATTATGAAATCAGCCGACAAAGAGGGGCTAGATTTTACGGTAACAAAAGACGGAAAGGCTGCGAAATTTCTTCACTTCGGCGACGATGAGGAGTATCCTGACTTCCTCGACAAGGTCGGGCGCATTGCTGATTCGAATAAACTGAAGGAAAGATATCATGCCCGCACGGAAGGCTCGCTTATCGATGCACAGGACTACCTCTCTGGACTCTTTGGAGGCCATAGCGGAGGCGAAGGGGTTCAAGAAGGCACCGGCAGATCACCCGATTTATTCGGAAGGGTCGTCGATCACGTTCTTGCGCCATTCGCCAAAGCAGTCGCAGGAGAGGGATACAGGCTCTCACCAGAGCGCCTTCAAGAAGCATATGGATTAACGGACGACGAAACCGACAAGGTTCGTCAATCGTTACTGCCGACATCTAAGGGGGACCGCACAACGGTTCCCCTTATGACAGGCGAAGAACAGCTCGACATTCGTCCGACAGGCGCGCACGGCAAATCAACAGTCGATGACGTTCTGTATGCTCTGCAGAATAGAGCTGCACAAAAGGGTCAGATTGAGCCCGGCGATTACAGCGACGAAGCGAAAAAGCTCATCGCCAATGACATCGCGAAGGAAGTTAAATATCACGTCGATAATTCATCTAAGTCGGCGATTGGTTGGTATGACACTGCGCTGAAGAAGGCGAAGAATGTCTATCACCAGATTTTCCCAGAGCTGAAAACAAACAAAGATAATGAGCTTCTGTTCGATGCATTGCTTGGCATCACGTCGCAGGGCAATGACGTCTATAACAACTCTGTGCATGCTGCGCGTCTTTACGACAAGATCCGCAATGGCGCTTCTGTCAAAGACGCAACGCAAAGCCTGCGCGGCACGTTCGGCGACAAGACAAGAGCGATTGAGCAGAACCTGAATAAGTTCCACCATCTTATCGAAACCAATGGCTACGATAAGATGCGCGACATGTTCAATCAGACGAAGACCGTGTCTGAGTGGCGCAAGATCCTCAATTCTGATCCGAACATGCGCGGCCCCAACGGTGAGAAGCTCACCGTCAAAGGCGCGTCGGATCAGAAGATCACAGGTTGGTCGGTGTTTGGTCCGAAGATTGGATCGTTCATCAATAACCTGCATGGCGATTATTCGACGCTGACAGCCGATCTTTGGTTCAGCCGCACATGGAATCGTTTACTTGGTCACAACTTTATCCATGCGCCGTTGAACGAGCAGAAACAGTATCAGGACTTCAGAGACGCATTTAAGCAAGAGTTCTTGCACAACAATGGATTCCCGTTCGAGCGCATTCCGTATGCGCTTGAAGGCGGCCAGCCGAAATATAAAAGCGGCAAGCTTGTTCCGTGGGAGCATGGGCGCGACACAAAGGGCATGACTTACGGTGAGTTCGAGGACATCTACAATGATCCCGACAAGCTGAAGGATTATGCGCAGGGCATCTACAAAAAGTTTTCCACCGCATCTAAGGGCGTCCCGGCGTTCTCTGAGAAATCAGATCTTCGCCGCCGTGCAAAGAACTGGATGGAGAACCGCGAGCTGTCGCAGGCCGCGCCGCGTGGAGATTCTGAAAGAAGCTTCCAGCAGAATACTGTCGAAGAAGCGCAGAAGCTTCTGAAGAAAAAGTATGGTTTGAATATTAGCGTCGCTGATATTCAGGCTGCGCTGTGGTTCCACGAAAAGGAAATGTTCGGCAAGTTCGGCGTTGCTTCTGAACGGGCAAAGCCTGCCGACTATGAAGACGCAGCCGCGAAGACGATGGAGCTGATCAACAAAGGTGAGCTGTATCGTGTTAAATCGAAGGAAAAAACAGGCAAAGCTTTCGGCGGCGCGATTACGCCAATCGAGCTTGGCGGTCGCGATCTCGACGACGAGGCGCGTCGTCTGATACTCTGGTCTTATGCTGCGGCCCCAATCGTTCGCCCGCTTTCTCGCGCTGAGGGCGGTTCAGTTGATGATCCTGTCGATAAAGCTCTCAACATTGTTGGAGCGGGATCGACGCCCGCCTCGGCGGTAGAAACAGCTCGCAATCTGACGCCGATGGGTTTTTACAGCGCCGCTGCTGAGGCGGCCAGCAAAATACCTCAGCGCGCGCCCATCGATCAGATCCTGAATAAGCTGAAGGGGTCGCCCAATGTCAAAGCGGAGGAGCTTGATCTATCAGGCGCTCGAGATGCTTTTGCTGGGCAGAAGAGCGTGGATCCGAAAGAGGTTGCGTCGCATCTACAAGCGAAGCTCCCACAAATTAAGGAGACTGTTTACGGGGGGAAACCGCCGGTAAATCATCAAGCCCAATGGGACGAAGACGAAGAGGGGCGCGAGAATTATATTGTTGGTCCGTCTTATCTTGGTGATTTTCATAGAATCTACGAAGACGCGCGGAGACAGGGTCAAACTACATACGAATTATATGAGCCGACTGGCCGCCATATGGGCGATTATAATAGCATGGAGGAAGCAGAAGAAGCCGCCAATCGCAGCATTTCGAACATGCCGGAGACAAGATACGACGAATACAAAATTCCGGGTGGAAGCAATTATCGCGAAGTTGTGATGCATCTCCCTGAGAATAAGCCAACAATAAAATATCGCGTTCACTTCCCCAACGGTCGTTCGGTTATGGTGGATAGCGAAGAGCGAGCAAGAGGCGTTGCAAATGTTTTTGAAGGGTCAACCATTGAAGAACGCCCACAGACGAGTAATCTTGATTATAAATCTTCTCATTGGGATGAAATGAACCCCGTAGCCCATCTTCGCCTAGCAGACCGCGACAACGGAAAAACTTTGCATGTTGAAGAACTTCAAAGCGATTGGGGTCAGGCCGCGCAACAAGCGCGCAAAAAGGAAATCAAAAGAATTGCAAAAGAGCAGGGCATAAAGAAGGAAGAGGCCGCCAAAGCTGTCCCGCAAGATTTCGCCTTCTCGTCTGGCAAGCTTCCTGTTGGCCCGCATGTGACCGATACGAAAAGCTGGGTAGATCTTGGCATCAAACGCGCTCTGATGGAGGCGGCAAAGGGCGGCTATGACCGTGTTGTATTTACTCCCGGCGAAGAGCAGGCGAATAGATATAGCCTGAGTAAGCACATAAAGGGCGTCTCCTACGACCCTGAAGAAAAAACTCTGTCAATTATGCATCACAACAGCAACAGAGGGTATCGCGATATCCCCGGCGATATAGAGCCGGAAGATCTTGAGGAGCATATCGGCAAAGAAGCGGCAGAAAAGCTTCTTGCAACAGAGCCGCATCCTTTGAGCGGAAATCACATTCTTGAAGGCCAAGACCTTGAAGTCGGCGGCGAAGGAATGAAAAAGTTCTATGATAGTTTGCTTCCTAATCAGATCCGCAATCTTGTCGGAAAATATGACAAGGAAGCAAAATTATCGCTATTTGGTCATGAAATAAATACGGGCAAGCACACAGGATTTGTCTCTGGCGACAAGGTTATGGAAGATCTTCCTGAAACAAAACACATGCGCCCAGACGACAAGGCCGATTGGTGGCGCAATCTTACGCAAGATAAGCGAGACCAACTGATTAGTGATTTTAGAAAAGGACGAACTTTTAAGGTCCATTCGCTCGAGATCACGCCAAAGCTGCGCGCCGCGATCCTCAAGGGTCTGCCGGCTTTCGAGCATGGTGGAGCTGTCGTTGACCGGGCTTTTGATGTATTATCCAAGCTTCCGCGCTAATGCGGGAGCAGGGACGCCTGCATAATTCCGGCTGGAGTTTTAAAATGTCCGAATATTCCGCAAAGAGCTTGCGCGAGAAGATGAAGGCGAAAGCCCGTTCGCTCGCCGGCGAGAAAGACCAGAAGACTGATTCGAGCGATTGGACCCCTGCGAAGCCGCTGAACGCCAGCGTCAAGACAGGCGCGCGTCCGATCATGAAGCCGTCCGCCAAGGGCGTTGGCGAATCAAACGCCGCCCGCGACACCAAGGCCGCCATCGGCAAGGATCTGAAGCGCGGCGGCTTTAAGCGCGGTGGCGCTGTGAAAGACGCCGGCGTGAAGGAAAAGAAGGCGCTCGGCGCTATCGATCCGTCGCCGAAGCGCGGCGCTGCCCAGCATTACAAGAAGGGCGGCAAAATCAAGAAAGAGGGCGGCGGCTGGATCGATAACATCGCCAATGCGCTCGCCGGTAAGGGCTACATCGATGGCTCGACGTGGATGCAGAAAGAAGAGCCGATGACGGCCTCTGACGCTGCTGCGCCGGTCTCGCCGCGTCGCGCTGCTGAGCCTGTTCGTCGTGCTGCTCCGAAGCCTGTTCGCCGCGCTGCTGCGCCGGTAAAGCGCGTTGAGGATCCGCAGTATCCTTATGGCGACAAGACCATTTCCGGTGCTGAATCGCCGATGGCTTCCGGCTCCTTTATGAAAAAGGGCGGTCGTGCAAAGCGCGCTGATGGTGGCGGCAGCTGGCTCGAGAAGATGGTCGGCAAGCCGAAATCGACAAGCGATCTTAGCCAAGTCGGCAAGGGCCGCACGTCGTCCTATTCGAGCAGCGACAAGGCGGCTTTGGGCGATATCGCCAAGGGCGGCAGCGGCAGCACACTTCCGTCTGATGAGACAGAGTTCGGCAAATCGCAGAACTACAAGAAGGGTGGACGTGCAAAGCGCGCGACTGGCGGCTTGATTAACGCTCTGAAGGGCGGCAAGAAAGCGAAAAGCAAAGGCGCGAAAACCGACATTGTCATCAACATCAATGCTGGACATAAGACACCGATGAAACATCCATCTGAAGCTCCGATGCCGCCGGTTGGCGGTGATGGTATGCCGCCGATGCCGACTGCTGGCGCTCCTGCGCCGGCTATGCCGATGGGCGCTCCTCCGATGCCGCCCGGCGCTGGTCTGCTTCCTCCGGGTCGCAAGGCCGGTGGTCGAATCACCAAGAAGGCTTCGTCCTATAAGGACATGGAAGCTGGCGCTGCGAGCGGCGAAGGCCGTCTGCAGAAGACCGAAATTGCGAGCAAGCACAAGGATGCTCCGGCCCGCAAAGAAGGTGGCCGAATCACCAAGGTCGCCAAGTCCTATAAGGACATGGAAGCCGGTGCCGCCAGCGGCGAAGGTCGTCTACAGAAGACAGACATCGCGAAAGGCAAAAAGTAATTCGCGTTGAGCAATTAGCGCGATAGGGGACCGCTTCGCCCCTTCCTTGAAGCGGTCCCCGTTATTACATTAGGAAGGCCAGTGAAGGGGACTGGATATGGCGTTGACGACAACGCAGCTTTATCAAAACGAGCTGCGAAAATTAGTTCAGATTGAGATTGAGAGACTGTTAGAGCCTATGGCTAACGGATACGTCGAATCAATCGAAGAATATAAGCATTTGGCTGGCAGAATTGCCGGCCTCAAAGCTGTAGCCGATCTTATTGATGAAGCTGATAAGATTTGCGCAGAGAAGTATCGGTAAGGAAGGGAAAAGATATGCCTCCTATGGTTATGGAACATGAAATCGATCCGAAAGAAAAACTGCTGACGGATCTCGGTGATCTCTCTGGTATTGAAATCTTCAACAATCAGGTGCTCGTTGCGGTCTATATCCGGCCAAACAAAACCAAGAGCGGAATCATTCTGACGGACGAAACGGTCAATGAAGATCGATATCAGGGTAAGGTTGGCTTGCTTGTGGGCATGGGTCCGGCTGCATTCCAAGACGATAACGGTCAGTGGTTCAACAACGCCAGCTTTGCGCTGCATGATTGGCTTGTTTTCCGCCCGTCCGATGGTTGGAGCATCACAGTGAATGGCGTTCTTTGCAGAATGCTATCCGATACGCAGGTGAAAATGCGCATCCCGACGCCAGACACTGCTTGGTAAGGAGAAAATCTATGGCTGAAGATGAAAATGGTATTGATGTCGTGCTTGACGACGCGAAGAATCAGGACGAAACGCTGCCGGAAGTCGAAATTGCTGATGAAAAAGTAGAAAAATCAGCAAAAAAAGAAGAAAAGCAGGAAGTTTCGCCTGAAGAAGGCATTCTTGAGCTGAAAAAGAACCTCGAGCGCGAGAAAAATGCGCGCATAGAGGCTGAACGTCGTGCTCAAGAGGCTCAAACGCGCGCTCAAAAGGCTCATGTTGAGAAATCCGACTCGGATTATCAGCTCGTCGTCAACGCAATCGAGACGGTGAAGGGCAGAAAAGAGCAACTGAAGAATGCATATGCTGAAGCGATGAATCTTCAGGATTATGCGCGCGCTGCTGAGATCCAATCGGATCTCAACATGAATGCGCAGCAGCTTTCTGAGCTGAAGAAGGGCGAAAAGGCGATGAAAGAGCGCCTTGAAGCCGCTGAAAAAGAGCCGCTGCAGCCTGTCCCGCAGGGTGATCTTGTCGATCAGCTTGCTGCGCAGGTTTCACCGCGCTCGGCCACTTGGATGCGCGAATCTCGCGAACATCTGAAGAGCGAGCGAGAGATCCGCAAGATGTTCCGCGCGCACGAAGACGCCATCGATGACGGCATTGCGCCTGATTCGGATGAATACTTTGCATTCATCGATCAGCGTCTTGGCATTCGCAGGAACATGGATGAGCAAGGCACGGGCGCATCGGCTGAAAGCCCGATGTCTACTGCCGCTGCGCCAAAGCGCGCTGTGCAGCCTTCGCCGGCACCTGTGTCGCGTGGATCTTCGCGTCCGAATGTCATGCGCCTGACGGCGGCAGAAGCTGAAACGGCGGCTGCGCTTGGCATGAAGCCTGAAGAATACGCGAAGAATAAAGCTCTACTGCAGAAAGAAGGCCGTTACGGCCATTAAGGATTGAAAATGGAAACTATCTCTCGTCGTCCCGGCAAGTTCGCTTCCGCCGCCAAAGTGAAGCGTGAAGCCGTCGAAGAATCAGTCACAGAAGTCACAGTGACTGCAAATGAAAACCCGATGAGACCGCCTATGCGCGAAGAAGATTCCCGCGCTGCAGCCGCCAAGCGCGCCGCCCAGCTCCGAGAGCATCTTGGCGACGTTGTCGAAGGTCAGGATGACTTCTACATCCCGCTAGATGAGATCCCTGATGGCTGGACGTATGAATGGAAGCGTCACACTACGATGGGTCAGGAAGATCCGGCCTATCAGATCCAGCTTTTGCGTTCGGGCTGGGAGCCTGTCCCAGCGGCTCGCCATCCTTGGATGATGCCGCATAAAACAGACAGCCAGACGATTCTGCGCAAGGGCATGATCCTGATGCAGTGCCCGACCGAGATTATCGACGAGCGTCGCGCGGCTGAATTGCGCAAGGCTCGTCTGCAGGTGCGGCATAAGGAGCAGCAGATTGCAGGAACACCGGATGGCACGATGACCCGTGACGACGCTCGCGTCAGGCCGAACATCAAGAAGTCCTACGAGGCTATGCCTATACCAGAGAAGTGATTTAATAGTAGAGCTCTCGATGGTAAATTGAGAGCTCTTGACGCGCCCTCAAAACATAGGTAGCGATGTAACCGCCTTGTAAGCGGTAAAGCTCGGCGCAAATCCGGGTGGGGGCTCCAATGTCGTTAAGACCAGAAACTTTTATTTGTTTAGGTTGCGGTATCGAAAAACGATATCACTATTCTTCATTTGGAAAATTCTGTTCAAATGCATGTCAGCGTGAATATACCACCTCTAATTTAGATCGTCTTTTTACGGCTGGAGAGCCAGATATTTATAAGACTAATGCCTCGAGACGTAAGGCTTTAACTAGAATTAGAGGTCATAAGTGCCAAACATGCGGAATTGAAAATTGGAATAATAAACCTATTATTTTGGAATTAGAGCATATAGATGGAAATTATAATAATAATATAATTACTAATCTTGAGCTAATTTGCCCTAACTGCCACAGCCAGACAGATACATACAAAAATAAAAATAAGGGCCACGGACGTCCTTGGAGACGTAAATCGGCTGAATAGCCGGCACCATTTTACTTTTATGCCTTGTCAATATATAATTACGCCAAGTCTGAAAAATGGCCTGAGCTCCCCCGGCGTGGAGCATTAACTTTTCCCGGTTCTATAATCGCCCCGGCGCGCGATGACAGAGCCTCCTGTAAAAAGGAGATTCCGTTATGGCGAATACAGATGCGCCTTTCGGTTTCCGTCAATACAGCGGTAACGGGTCTGCCCCGACGTATGAGCAGATCGCCGTTAGCATTGCTTACAATGCTACCGCTATTTTCTTCGGTGATCCGGTAATTCCGACTGCCGGTGGCGGTGTGGCGATTGCTCCGAGCACCTCTGCGAGCCGCCCTGATCAGGATACCCCGATCATCGGCGTTTTCGTTGGCTGCAAGTATCTCTCGACGTCGCAGAAGCGCACTGTTTGGTCGAACTATTGGCCGGGCAGCGATGTTGCTTCCAACCAGACGGTTGAGGGCTACATCATCAACGATCCGAACGCCAAGTTCGTTGTCCAGACAGACTCCACCGGCCTTGCGCTGGGCGCGGTCAATGGCACGATTGGCTTCACCACAGGTTCGGGCAACACGGCCAATGGCCTGTCGACCACCTACCTCAACTCGAGCACCCTCAACACGGCGACATACTCTTCTTACAACCCCTTCCGGGTTGTGAGCATTGTTGATGCTCCGCCCGGTTCGCAGGGCACGTTGTCGAACGGTCAGGCCTACGACTGGGCGATTGTCCAGTTTAACTGGGTTCTGCCGCGTAACTTCAACGGCATTTAAGGAGTAAGGACCAATGGCTGTTAATCTCTCGGCTATTAAAGACCTTCTCCTCCCCGGCCTGCGGGGTATTGAAGGCAAGTATGAGATGATCCCATCTCAATACGACAAGATCTTCACGAAGCACGATTCCAAGATGGCGCTCGAGCGCACCGCTGAAATGCGTTTCTTGGGTCTGGCTCAGCTGAAGACCGAAGGTGCGCAGACGGCGTTTGATAACGCTGCCGGCGAGCGTTACGTCTATAACCAAGAGCACACAGAAATTGCTCTGGGTTATTCGATTACACGCAAGGCCATCGACGATAACCTGTATAAGTCACAGTTTATGCCGTCGAACCTCGGCCTCATCGAGTCGTTCCAGCAGACCAAGGAAATCTACGGCGCGAACGTGCTCAACACGGCCACGACGTATAATGCTTCCATTGGTGGTGACGGCGTCTCGCTCTGCGCGACGAACCATCCGATTGATGGCGGCACTGTTGCGAACAAGCCCACAGTCGACGTTGATCTTAACGAAAGCACGCTGCTGAACGCGATGATCGCGATCCGCACGAACTTCAAAGATCAGGCCGGCCTGAAGGTCTTCGCTCGTGGCCGTCGTCTTGTTGTGCCGCCGGCTCTCGAGCCGACAGCGATCCGTCTGACAAAGACGGAACTGCGTCCCGGCACAGCGGACAACGACGTCAACGCGATCATGATGACTGCCGGCGGTCTGCCGGAAGGCTACATGGTCAACGACTTCTTGACGTCCGCCTATGCGTGGTTCTTGCTGACGAACATCGACGGCCTGAGCTACATGGAGCGCGTGAAGTTCGAAACCGATATGCAGGTCGATTTTGTTACCGACAATCTGCTTGTCAAAGGTTACGAGCGTTACAGCTTCGGCTACTACAACTGGCGTTCGATTTTCGGCTCCTTCCCGGTGGCGTAATCGATCCAACGGCGGGGGCGAAAGCCCCCGTCTTTGCTTTGTGGGTTGGTGTTTCGCAGTAGGTAGCCCGACCTCAGAATCGCTGCGAACAACTAAGCGGAGGGCCTCATGGCCGATACACATTTTTCAGGACCGGTATGGTCTGCGAACGGCTTCTACATCGGCGACGGCACTTCTGCTGCTGCCGGCTCGTTAGGTGGCGTTGGCACAAATGCCGCTCCCTACAGCATGGGCACAACAGCTGATCAGAAGCTGTTCGCCAATTATGCGACTGTTGCTGCGACAAGCGGCGACACGCGTCTCACCTACGACAAGCTGACCTTCACGGGCGCTGGTGGTTCGGGTGAAACACTGCGTGCGTTCTCGGTTGTGACCGGTGTCGGCGCTGCTGCTGGCGGCACGATCAACGGTGCGCATATTAGCGCCGAAATTGATTCGACCGGCACAATCTCCGGCGCTGCTAACGCTCTGCGCGCGACAATTGGCGGCACGGCTACATCGCCGGGCGGCACTCTTGCGGCTCTGCAACTGGACAGCAACTTCGCCTCTGGCGTTACGCTCCCGGCTTCTGCGGCGTTTATCCGCGTGACTGACAGCAACACGACAAAGGTTGGTTCGCTTCTGAATCTTCCGGCTCCGTCTGCTGGCACGATCTTCCGTGCTCAGTCGTCTGCGGCTGTTTCGCATGTGATCAAGATTGTTGCGGCTGGAACGCCGTATTACATCATGGTCTCGAACGCGGCGTAACATGATCACGAAACAATCTTTGCTCGCTAAGAAAGAAGATATCGTCCGTCAGCGCGATAATGCGTTTGCTGTTCATCAGCAGGCTATTGGCGCTCTGGCTTTGATCGATCATCTGATAGAATTAGCGACTGACGAAGACGGTTTAAGTTTGGACGAACTTGCGAAATCATTAGGCGCGGACAGCGCAGAGATTTCGCCGATAGAGTGATGGAGGCTACAATGGGTGCTTACAAAGGTCCGGCTTCGACAATCAAGGACGCCGATGACAAGACTGACGGCTTCAAGAAGGGCGGAAGCTGCATGAAGAAGGGCGGCAAGGCCGTCATGTCGACTGCGGCTAAGGGCAAGAAGCCGGCCCGCGCTTCGGGCGGCGGCGTTTTCTCGTCGGCTAAGGCCGGCACGCCGCGCGGTAAGGCGTCGCACTACTAAGATCGATGGCGGGGCTTCGGCCCCGCCTATCTCTCAGGAGACGGTTATGGCGAAGAGCCCTGCTTGGCAGCGTAAGGCTGGTAAAAATCCTGAAGGCGGATTGAACGCCAAGGGCCGCGCATCGGCGAAGGCTGAAGGCCATAATCTCAAGCCACCTGTTTCAAAAGAACAGGCTGCGAAAAGCGAAAAATCCGCATCGCGCCGTTCTTCATTTTGTGCCCGCATGACTGGCATGAAAAAGAAATTAACCGGCTCCGCAAAAGCCGCAGATCCGAATAGTCGGATCAATAAATCTCTCAGAAAGTGGGATTGCTGATGAGCAAGCCATTTTGGGAAAAAGATGCACCTAAAGACGTAAAGCACAAGGCTTTAAGCGCAAAAGGTGTTAAGATGGCGAAAGCTAGGGCTCGCGCTGCTGGCCGCCCATATCCGAATTTAGTTGATAACGCTGCGGCTGCGAGAGCCGGGCGCACGAAAGGAAAAAGCTAATGCGCCCTGTTATTGTGACCGTTGGTCCTCTTGCTTCTGCTTCGGCCAACAACATTGCCACAAGTCAGACGGTGACTGGTGCGGCGGCTGTAACTCTTAACGGATCTCTTGTCACCGGCGGCGTCGCATATCTCGATACGCCTCGACGTGTTCTCATCACCAATGTCGGTAACGACAGCGGCATCACATTCACCGTGACTGGCACAAGCTTCACTGGCGGATCGATCAGCGAAACGCTGACGGGCACAAGCGGCAGCACTGTCGCCACGACGCTCGATTTCGCGACAGTGACGTCTATTGTCACAAGCGGCTCGACAAGCGCCTCCGGTATCACTGTCGGCACAAACGGCGTTGCTGGCAGCTCTTGGATCCGCCTCGACGATTGGGCCCCGGCGACATGGAGCATTCAGGTCGACGTCAGTGGCACTGTCAATTACACCGTGCAGACGACGCTTGATGACCCGAACGATCCGACAGATCCTGTCGCTATCGGTAGCGTCACTTGGTTGAGTTCTTCTGACTCAAATCTTGTTGGCGCGGCTGCGGCGAAGTATGGAGTTTTCACCGGCGCTCCGAGATATGTTCGCGTTCTTCTGAATAGCGGATCCGGGTCGGCTACGGCGACCGTTCTGCAGTCCAGCAACGGCCCGATCTAATATAAGGGGCTCGCATGTCAACGAGCGGCACATACACGTTTAATCCGTCGCTCGGCGAGCTTACGATCTATGCCTATCAGTTGATCGGCGTTCGCCCGACAGCTCTGCTTCAAGAACATATGGATTCGGCGCGTCTCGCGACGAATATGATGTTCACGCGCTGGAGCAATCAAGGCGTCAATCTCTGGCAGGTTGAGCTTGTCCAAACGTCATTAACGGCTGGGGACGCCATTTATCCTGTTGACCCGAGCGTTGTCGTTATCCTTGATGCTTTTATCAGAACTGTTGATGGGAACAGCATTACTGATCGAATCATTATGCCGATCAGCCGCACGGAATATGCGTCGTATCCAAATAAAGGTCAGCAGGGATTTCCTACTGTATTTTGGTTTGATCGCCTTCTTTCTCCGACTATTACTCTGTGGCCTGTGCCAACTGGGGCTCAAACATATCTGGAATACTATGCTGTTCAGCGCATTCAAGATGCCAATATGAACGGCACACAGCAATTAAATATTCCGCCAATTTGGCTAGAAGCAATGGCCTATGGTTTAGCACAGCGTCTTGCGGTTATCTGGGCCCCTGACAAAGTCGCCCCCATGAAAGCGATGGCTGACGAAGCATATCAGATTGCCGCGACACAAAACGTCGAAACGGCGAATCAATATATTTCGCCTCAAATTAGTGGGTATTGGAGATGAGGCCGCATGGCCGCGCTCGAGTAAGCTCGCGCAACCCGCAGGCGTTTGGTATCTGCGATAGATGCGGGATCCTCTATAACCACAATCAGCTTCAATGGCAGTTCGATTGGGCTGGCGCTTCTCTGATTAATAAGCGCATTCTTGTTTGTGACACATGCAATGATGTGCCACAAAATCAGTTGCGCGCCATCGTGTTACCGGCGGACCCGACGCCGATTTTGAACCCGCGCGTTCAAGATTATGGGACGGCTGAGACTGATTATAGGATCACTCAAGGAAATACGACAAATACTCAAACAGGCATTCCTGTTCCGGGTGGAGATCCTCGAGTTACTCAATCCGATGACAATCGCGTAACGCAGGAAATTGGCGGCACTCGTTATGACCTTAACGAGCAGCCGGGTCTTGATCAAAACGCCGTAATGCCGTTGCAGACAAATGAAACAACCGTTTCTGCGTATTATGTTTCGATTCCGCTGACGTCTGTTGCTTCTAATGGCGCTGGCCTTGCAACAGTTACATGCCCATCTGCGCATGGTCTTTCGACGGGCGATCAGATCACAGTTGAAGGGCTGTCGGAAGCAACTGCAAACGGCTTCTATACCATCACTGTTACGACAGCCACGGCTTTCACATATCAGCTTAATCCTGTATTATCGGCTGGTTCTTTGCTGACAAGCACGACGAAAATGGTTACGTCGAATGCTGGTCTGCCTTATAACTTTAACCAAGTTCCGCAGACGGGGCCGCTACGTTGAGCAATATCCAGATCCCGAATCTTCCGGCGGCTATATCTCTCACTGGCGGTGAGCAGCTCGAAGCTGTTCAATCCGGCACATCTGTCCGCGTCACAGCTTCGGCAATTGCTGGCCTCAATCCCGGCCCGACAGGTCCGACAGGCTTCGGCCCAACCGGCCCAACCGGCCCCACGGGAGCCACGGGCGCGACCGGCGCGACGGGAGCGCCGTCTAATGTTCCCGGTCCTACGGGCGATATGGGCCCCACAGGCCCCACGGGCGCAACGGGCGCAGCATCTACGGTTGCCGGCCCTACGGGCCCCACAGGAGCCACAGGAGCCACAGGAGCCACGGGCGACACGGGCGGCGTCGGCCCCACGGGCGGGCAGGGTGCTACGGGCCCCGCAGGCCCCACGGGAGCCACGGGCGCTACGGGAGCCGGCGGCGGTCTTGGACCCACGGGAGCTACGGGCCCCACGGGCGCGACAGGCGCTACGGGCGCGCAGGGCAATCTTTACGCTACGACAAGCTCGACAAGCCTGACGCTTGCCACTGGCACACAGTCTCTGACGGTTGGGACTGGTCTTGCTTACACGGTAGGCCAGCAGATCCTGATCGCTTACGACGCCACGAATTACATGACGGGCACGGTCACGTCGTATAATTCGGCCACTGGCGCATTTGTCGCCAACATCACATCAGTCACCGGATCTGGCACATACTCCACTTGGAGCGTGAACCTTAATGCGGCTTCTGGCCCAGCCGGCCCAACAGGCGCGACGGGTGCGACAGGCGCGGCTTCTACGGTTACTGGTCCCACGGGCTGGACAGGCCCCACGGGCGCGACGGGCGCGACGGGTGCCGCTGGCGCTTCAACTACGGGCCCAACTGGCCCCACAGGCTCTACAGGTCCATCTGTTACGGGCCCCACGGGCCCCACGGGCCCCACAGGCGCGACGGGTGCCACGGGCGGCGGCGGCGTTCTCGGTTATTGGGGATCGTTCTACGATACGACAAACCAAACCGCTGCAAACACGACGACAGCTTATCCGATCACGCTGAACACAACTGATCCGAACAGCAGCGGTGTCAGTATCGTCAGCAGCAGCCAAATCACGTTTGCCTATTCTGGCACATATAACATTCAATATTCTCTGCAGGCCGTTAATACGGATACGCAGATCCATGATGTTAATGTCTGGTTGCGCAAGAATGGCTCTGATGTAACAAGCACAAACAGCCGCTACGCAATTACGTCATCGCACGGCGGCACTGATGGCTACACGATCCTTGCCATCAATTATGTGCTGCAAATAAGCGCCGGCGAATATCTGCAATTAATGTGGCAGCCTGAGAGCACACAGATCTCTTTTCAGACGCTTGCTGCAGGAACAACGCCGACAACGCCGCAATCACCTTCCG